GCGGATTTTCTGAAACAATTGTAAATAACACAGTTGTTTATTCTCCTGTGTCATCTGGTTTTTCCAGCTTAACAATGGCTGGAAATCAAGACGGCATTCAGTATATTGGTCTTGGCTCAAGGGGTAATTTTGAAATCAACTTTGAACAAGCGGAAGTAGGTCTATTTTCTTTTGAGTTTATGGGAGCTTATGTGACTCCTAGTGACGTGGCATTGCCGACTCCAACATACGCAAACCAGGCCGATTCTCTGCACTTCGCAAGTGGAAACACTACTAACTTCTCGCTAGATAATTATGCATTTTGCCTTGGAGGATTTTCGCTTGACCTTGGCAATGAGAGGACATTTCGTGATTTGCCAAACTGCGCCAAGAGAAATGTTGTTACTCAAAGAGTAGTTGAAGGAGAAATTATGGTAGAGAGACCAGACACATTGGCGATAAAGAATCTATATCCAAAGATCGAAGCTCATACAACCGTAGCAACAAGCTTCTCCCATGGTACGACAACTGGAAACATTATAGAATTTTCTTTGCCAAATATTCAATTGGCATTCCCTGAAGCCGATGATGATGACGGAATCATAATGGACAACTACAGCTTTAGAGCTATCCCGACTACTCCTGGCAATAACGAACTTACCATCACCTGCCGCTAACTTAATTCTTTTTAGCTAACCTACTTCTTTATGTCTTTCAAAATCAGCGACATTACTACTGGCACATACAAATGGCCGGTGCATGTTTACATTCCTGTTGACGGTGGAAAGCATCGCAAGCAAACGTTCACTGGGGTTTTCAAGAGACACAAAACCGGTGAAGATCTTAACCCTGACAACGTAACAGAAGATGACGGAGTAGAAGTATTCAAAAGGTTTTTCGTTGGCTGGAGTGATATTAAAGACGACGACGGAAATGAGGTTTCTTTTACCGACGAGAATCTAGCGGAATTCTTGAAGGCACCTATCTTTGTGGTCTCTGTATTGAGCGCATGGAGGACTAGTATTAAGGCCGCGAAGGAGGGAAACTAATCGGCGCCGTTGATGCTATATTTAAGCAGCGCGGCGCCAGTACTGGAACAAAGAACACACTTGAAGCTGATCTAGTAGCTTTTGGCGTTGACCCATCTTCGTTGCAAAGCCAGATCTTGGATACAGCAGTGGAAGAATTTGAGTTATGGTCTGAGCATTTGCCGGCTGTGAATATATTCCTGCGAGCGTGTCGTCAATGGTTAACTGCTGGCGAAACAATTCTTGGCATCAACATGATGGTGCTTCCTGTCATAGCTAAGTTGTTAGACATAGAGTTAACTATTGACCTTCTCGACGACTTGCAAATCATGGAAGCCAGAGCCGTGGAAATACTGAACAAGGGTACCAAGAAACAACAGCGACGGCGGAGGACTCGCTGATGGCTCTTGAGAAAGAAGCGGTCTTAAGGCTCCGCAGTGTCTTTGATGAGAAGGGCTTGAACGCTGCTCAGCGTGCCCTTGTGGGGCTAGAGCGCGACGCGAAAACTGTCCGCCGGAGTCTTGGTGATGTCGTGAGTTCTGCCGCATGGCAGGGGGCTGCTGCTGCTGCTGCAGGTATTGGGGCAGGACTGGTCTATTCAGCCAAGAAGGCGATCGAGCTTGAAACGCAGATGGTTCAGGTTAGGAAAGTTGTTGACTTCGAGTCACCCGAAGGCTTGAAGAATATGACAGCTGATATTGTGGAGCTCTCGACTACGGTTCCATATGCTGCTGAAGAGCTAGCCAAGATTGCTGCCGCGGCCGGCATGGCTGGTTATGCCGAGAAAGATATTATGAAATTCACTGAAGCCGCTGCGACTATGGGCACGGCATTCAACATGGCGGCATCGGAGGCAGGCGATGCGATGGTGGCGTTTCAGGCTGGCATGGGCCTGAGTCTCGATGAAGCCATTAAGCTGGGGGATGCAATCAACCACCTCTCAGACAACCTCCAGGGCGTGGTAGAGCCTGCTGCGCTGGTTGAGGTTGTGAAACGGATTGGAGCTATTGGCAAGGCTTCTGGACTGGCTTCGGAAGAGATCGCCGCCCTGGGTGCTGCGTTCCTTGCTCCGGGCACAGCATCAGAAGTAGCCGCCACAGGGATGAAGAATTTCCTCAAGGCGTTGACTATTGGTGAAGCCGGTTCAAAAGCGTTTGAGCATGCTTTTGAACGGCTAGGGTTAAAAGCGCAAGATGTTGCCAAGCGCATGCAGACAGATGCCTTGGGAACAATGAAAGACGTCTTGACTCGAATTGCCGCCTTGCCCAAGGAAATGCAAGCCGGTGTGATCACAAAGATTTTCGGAGAAGAAAGCAAGGCGGCAATTATGCCATTACTGACCAACTTAAAGCTGCTTGACCAAGCGTTTGGATTAGTGGGAGACAAGTCTTCCTTCGCGGGATCAATGCAGAAAGAATTTAACAATCAAATGAATAGTACAGACGCGCAGATGAAAATCTTCAAAAACAATATCGATGCTCTTGCTATTTCTGTTGGCAATACACTTTTGCCGGGAATCAATTCGATTCTCAGCGTGCTTAAGCCTGTGCTCGAAACAGTTGCATTTCTTGTACAAAAAGTCCCAGGGTTGTCTACTGTGATTGTAGGACTAGGAGTTGCCTTTGCTGGACTGGTTGTTGCTCTTCCTGTTATTAACGCAATCGTTACACTGGCTGGTATAATGTCAAGCTTTAGTATTTTAGCTACACTAGCTGGGTGGCTTGGTGCACTAGTGCCAGTGCTAACAGGAATTGGCATTTTCATCACCGCTTCTTTATTGCCTGCATTGTCAGGGATTGGATCGGCGATACTTGCTATATTTAGTGGCCCAGTCGGCTGGGCTGTTTTGTTGATTGCAGCAGGAGTTGCAATCTATGCATTCAGGGATAAGATAGCGCAGTTCTTTACTTGGCTTGGCCAGGGTTGGGATGCATATGTTGTTGCGCCATTGCGAAATGGGTGGGCTGCGTTGATAGCTTGGCTTGCTCAAGCCATGGCGCCACTTTCTCAGATGCTATCATCTGCTTGGCAATCTATATCATCATTCTTCCAAGCTTACGTTGTGACGCCATTGCAGAACATGTGGAATGGTTTCGTTACTTATGTTCTTCAAACAATCCAAGCCTATGCCATAGTCTGGTGGGAAGCAATCTCTTCTACCTTTTCCACTTATGTTTTGCAGCCTATTAGAACTGGTTGGAATGCAATGGTCGAATGGCTTGGCAACGCAGTCAGTGCTTTACAAGGCTACCTCACCAGTGCATGGAACGGAGTCTCAGAAGCCTTCTCTGTTAATGTAGCAGAACCAATTAAATCTTTGTGGGATAATCTTGTTGGCTTTATTAAATCAGCATGGAACACTACAAGCTCTTGGTTTAGTTCTGCGTTTAGAGCAATAGGCAGTGTATTCAAGACCACGGTTGTAGAGCCAATAAGATCAGCGTTCACATCTTTAGTGAGCAGCCTGCGCTCATTGCTCAATGGATTATTTGGATGGCTGCGTACAATTGGCAACTCTGTCATTGCTCGTGTCAACAACGTACGACGCTTAGCTAATCTACCACCTATTCCTGCATTTGCTTCTGGCGGATATGTTCAGGGCCCCACACTTGCATGGGTGGGTGAAGGTAGAGATAGCGAATATATTATTCCTAGTTCTAAAATGGCTGCGGCATCTGCTGCCTACCTAGCTGGAGCACGAGGCATGGCGGTGCTTGCTGGAAATGGCATTAGGCAATTTGCCAGTGGTGGTTATGCTATGGCAAGCGCAGGTCGTACTACGCCAGCGTCACGCATCCCTCGCTTTGCTGATGGCGGATTAGTTCAACAGGGATCAAAAGATAATACAGCTGATTTGCAATCTCTTGTTGATAGGTTAAACCCTGCCAGTATGTTGATTGTTCGCCAAGAACCCTCGACACAAGCTGGCCCAATCAATATCACGACAGGTCCTGTTCTTGAATTTGATGGCACCCGATATGTCAGCATTGATGACTTCGAGCGAGGTATGCGTGACACGCGCCGCCAAACTCTAGGAGACATGCGAACTGCAGCCGGTCGTCGAGCCACAGGGGTGAGATGAGAAACCGCGCCTTGACGTTGTGCATCTATGACGAGCAAGGACTTGTCAAGGCAGCCTTTCAAAGCTACTGGTATGGAAGGGTTACTATTTTTGGTACAGAGTTTGATTGGATGCCGTTTGAAGCATCAGGCGTTTTTAGTGGTAATGTATCAAGCCAAGGAGCAACAGATATTGAACTTCCTGCGACGCCAATGATTTGGCGTTTAATTCTTGATGCGCTAGCATCCACTGGCCAATGGATGGCAAAGGTTTGTCTTTACGAGTTTGACGGAGGAGACAGCCTGCCTCCTGATACAATGGACCTGCTTGGCATCACGAGAGGGCAGATTGTTTCCGCGACTAATGAGCCAATCTCGACTCTTAAGGTACAGTTGGGCAGCGGCATTTCACCAGTTGGTGCCAACATACCCTGGCGAACTGCTACTACAAAGTTGACAGGAGCAGGGATTCAAGCATGAGTGATTCTCTCGATCTTCTATCAATTCAATCTGGCCTTGTAGTTTCACCTATTGAGGGTACAGCAGCAACAGGGGCTTCGGATCTATGCCGGGAGCAGTCGCTGTTACGCACAGGTTCGCCGCTGCCGTTGGTGTTTACTCGACGAGAGGATGGTGTAGGCGGCTGCCTTGTGAGCCCACCAGCAAGCGAGGTTCGATTCGAGAACGACACTAGCAATGCACTGACCGTAGCC